AGTACTTTCATAGATACAGTAAAGTCTGGCGTAAAGAACGGCAAAATCTGTTCTATCATTTGCGTACCATCTTCAGCATTCTTTGTAAGAATACTCAACTGGAAATTAAAATCATAGGGTACAGGTGCATAAGTTGATTGGAAATTACTGTCGTTTGTGTTTAGTGCGCCCTTAAACTTTGAAAATGGGTTGAGTTTGCGAATAGGATTGTATCCCATCGTTGTCATCGAGAATCCAATACGAGGAAGAATTGTGGATACTGCACGACCAAAGTCTGGGTCAGCCAACACTCGTTCAATTTGCTTTTGCTTTGGTCCGTATGATATAGGAACATTTAACGTTTGGGCAAGCGCACCTAGCGAGTCATATCTTTTGACTTGCATATCGTTAAAGATATTGCCAAACATAATGACATATCTTCTAATTGTTCCGTGATAAAAATCGTGACCAAATATCATAATTATTTCCTATTTTTGCTTGCATTTATCAAAATGGTATCTTGTCATATTACCACCAGCACCACACACACCACAGTGAGGGCACATGACCTTCTTCATCGTATATGTTTTGCCTAAGTTTATCTTTTTTCCTTTTAACGCTGCGCTCTGTTTTGCTTTAGTTTCTTCAGACGCAGGACCACGTTTCTTACCTTTTAGTGCTTTAGATATACCCTCAGACCTCTTTCTTCTTATTTCTGGGTCTTGCCATGATTTTATATTTATTTCTGTAGCTCGTTCGCTAGTCCATGCGCTAGGTGGTGGGCCATCCCTACGATATCTTTCCTTTGCCGCCACACTTATTTTCTTTTTAGTTTCGTCCGAATATTCACCACTAGACCCAGATTCATCTTTACGATTTGCATATTCTTCACTAGTCTTCACATCCCACAACTCAGAATAATATAAACCATAATGTTTCAATTCAGCTTCCGATTCACATTCTTTCAATAACTCAGTCTCTACGTTATATCCATGTTCTTTTATGTGTTCCTGCCAACCAACACCGGACCCCTGATAAACATCATAGTCGTCCCTTTTGGTGTATCCCAAATATCGCAACCCTGTGTCTAAATGAGTTTTTCTATACAAGTAAAACATTTTATTTTCCTTTTGGCTATATACCTTTATTTATAACCAAAAGGGTTTGACTCGGACACTATTTACCCAGAAAACGGATTGCTTTCGCTCAAATCTAATATATCGTCATCGTTAATTCTAGTTTCAATAAATGCGTTATCTGCAGTGTCATCTGCGTCTTCTACAGCGGCATTGATTGATGTATCTGCACTATATTCATCTTCAATCGCATCCAACTCAGCCACATCAGTATCAATAACTTCACTAGAGTATTCGTATCTATCTGCTTTAATCTCGTAAGTGTAAAGTTTGCCAAGTTGAAAGAATGTTTCAATATGTTCTACAAACTTAATCTCGTACATAAAGCCTGCTAAAGGTAAATAGATTAAATCTCCTTCTCTTGGTCTAATGATATCAGAATAGTCGTAAGTCTGTTCTCTTATTAATTCATCACCATTCTCTAAAACAAGATTATGACCATATTCTGTCAATAAAGATTCAGTCAAAGACTGTGTAAATCTTTTCTGTGCGATTGTAAATGTAATTGATTCATCAACCTGTAAGCCGAACTTGGAAAGAAACTCTTGCTGACCTACAAACCCATCATAGGTCTTCACATACATTTCCATCTCAAGCGCATCGTCAAACTTCGTTAGTGTATCTTCTGTGTAGAGATAGTCAAGATTGACGTGAGTTCTAGGCAGATAATAAGTATCAATACCATAGATGCGAATTGCTTCTATGATAAGGTCTTCTACAAGCGACTGTTCAGAGTAGACTTGCTCGTACTGATTGAAGAATGCGTTACGAGCCATCTTATCCTACCATATCGTTTACGGGTAATGAATAAGATGAAGTCATCTCCTCTTCTAATCTTGACAGTTCTTCTAGTGCTTCATCCCAGATTTTTTGACCGTTGAACACTACACCACCAGGCATTTGAATACCCTCAAACTTTTTGAGATTCTCTCCCCATTGTTTTTTGATTTGTGCTGTAGCATATCTCTTCAGCCAACGGTCATTCCAAACATCAGGATAAAGGTCGGGGTCCATTCTTTCGTAACATTCTAACACGATATATTCGCCGACTGTCAATCGTGCACCCCAATCCATATCAATGTAGACTTTATCGGTGTGGCGATTGAAACGCAATCCTTGTTGCCCTACAAAGATTTCTTCCATTAAAGCAATGTTTTGCATCGCCATAAAGTATGGTGCTGCAGGCCCATAGTTAAACATAAATGCATCATTAAGAGACATTTGATAGCGAATGTTAAACATATTATTAGAAGAAAATGACCCACCGATAGGCAGAACATTAGTGATACCAATGATGGAATCTGGAATTGTTAGATATTTGTTGTCAATATCGTCTTGCGTAATTTCACGAGATAGATAGAGTTTTCTTGACCCATCAAAGTGATAATCGTGGTAGTATTCTAACGAAACCTCAACACAATCCTCTACTTGGTCATCAGCAACGTTGATTTCCAGTAATGGCGCGCCGAGCCTTCTTAGACAAAAATCTTTGAATTCTTCTCTTGTTGCGGGTTTATTAATACTCATTGTTTTCCCATATTACATTAGAGTTCTATCTCCTATTTATAATATGGGAAAACTTGATGTCAATATTTATGTTAGTTGGTTACACTATGTTTATAGTATTACCCATACCAGAGTGAACTGTACACTGATAATATAGGGTTGATGGTGCACTCATAGACACTTTAAAAATGACTTGGCCGACTTGAGTTGCATTACCAGTCACTCCGGTGGAATATGCAGCCCCACCGTTACTTACTCGTATTTCAAATGGGTGTCCGCTAGCATTAACATCAAAAATGTAAGTTTCGCCCCTTCTTAAATATAACACGGGATCATTTTCTGCAGTTGGAAACCAGTTGCTTCCGGCATCAGAAAATTGATAATCTGTAGATCCGTTGTTTATAACATCAAATGTATGTACAACACTACCCGACAGGTAGAGGTCTTTCCAGCGGGCGGCCGTATTGCCAAGGTCCATAGCATTATCAGCACCAGCGCCTGTCGTGTCGCAAGGAAAGACTTTCTTCGTCGCCCCTCCGCCTAAGGCAATACCACCAACGCTACCATCTGACCGCACGAAGTAAGGAATAACACTGCTGTTGACACCAATACTCCCGACTACGGTGCCGTCTTTACTAAAGTCTACAATATCTCCATCAGAACTAAGACGATTAAACTTAGCTGCTTCACCGCCCGATACAGTGCCGTAGACTCGGCCATTAGCCCTGATGATGCCGCCGATTGCTGAACCACTATCATCAGAAGCCTTCCCAACCAGCAAGTTGCCTGACCCATCTATTGATAAGTCATATCGAGCATCAGTGACGTTGTAAATGTACAGTCCTGTCGAATCTAAACCTATAGACCTTTCATCATAACCAGAATGGGCATTAAGTCTTATTTGGCTTCCTACATTCGCCGTGCCTGACAGGAAAAGGTCAGTAAAACGAGCGTCTGATTTTCCTAATGCTGTAACAGCATCACGCAATGCTCCAGTAGTTTGCAAACAAGGAACAACAGCAGATACATCTGCCCCGTGGCCTAAACGAATACCTGTGTTATCGCCACCTATGTATAAATCTGGAGTAGCGTCACTGTCTGTTGATACACTACCAATACTACCGACTGTGGTGCCGTCTTTGCTAAACGAAATTAAATCACCATCGTTACTATTTTTATTTACACGCATCGTTGCAGTGCTTGCAGTACGGCTAAAATCTACAAGACCATCATTCCATAAGGTATGGCCGTCATTACCAAAGGTAGTAACATCCTTCCCCACCAGCAAGTTGCCGCTGGCATCCAGTATCATCTTGGAAAAACCATAGGTAGTTGAATTTGTCCTTGTACCAAAATGCAACTCGCCGGTTTCTGTAGAAACTGAACCAACTTTTCCAGTGATATTTGCTGATTGAAAACCGTTTAATCCTGAGTCTCGACCACCAAAATTAATAATACCTACGCTATCACCGTCTGCTGGTGATGCAGATTCATGGGTTAGATCTAGTTGTGCGCCGCTAGCACCATCGTTTGTTGATGTTAATTGTAATAAGTCTCCTGTACCATAAATTCTTACTTTTCTTGCGTTATTATCCGGGCTACCTATGGAGAGATTTCCGCCATCATCAATCCGCATGGCCTCAACCTGACCAGAAACACCTTGACGAGTTGCAAAAGCCAATTCAGATGTGTTGTCAGCACCGCCGCCAACAGCGCCGTAAAGTGTTGTAGTTGACGTAGATGGATCAGCATAGATGTCCAAACGAACCCTGTCGCTTCCAGAATCAACACAACCAATAGCAGCAACTAAAGTATTAGTTTCAGCAGATTGGCGTGCATCAATTAAACATATAGGACTATCCGTCCCGATGCCCACACGATTATTCGCAGAATCAACAACAAGAGTATCAGTGTCTACCGATAATCCTGTAGAATTAACAATTTCTGATAAATCTCTTGCTCTTGTCATCTGAATTTAGTTCCTAGTTGTGTTAGGTTATTTATGTTAGTTGTCCGTCTCAAGAGTCCACTTGAGATAATTAGGCAGTTGTATAATTAATACTGTAGCCGTACTTTTTTGAAGTTAAAAATATTTGGTTTGACCCGCCAGAGATACCATCCATAGAGTTCATGATAAATGTTGCACCACTCAAAAGGGCGGAAAATATGTCTCCACTGGTTGTGTTTTCTCTAGCCACACCAACAACGGCGTCTTCGGTAAAGTCTTCCGCAAGAGGAACTCCACTAAACGTAACCTGTGAATTATTGGTTCCTATTGCACTAAAAGTAACAGATCCAGTCAGAAAAACTCTATTTCCTATTTTAGTGTATCTGTTTTCTTGGGCAGAAATTGTATATCCAGATGATGTAACTGTTAGCGTAAACGTCCCTTCTTCATAATCGCCCAGCGTTTTGCTTGTGACTGCGCCGCCTGTTGCACCAAAGACAACACCGCCTGATAGGAAAAGGTCAGTAAATCTTTTGTTAGAAGCACCTAGCGATATCGAGTCATCACTGTTTAATCCACTGTCGATGTCAAAAGGTTGTATTCGTTTTTCAGTATTGTAGAAACGAAGTCCTGTGTCGC